CAACCATATCGTCCGACGGGGACCTTATATTTACGGCACAAAACAGCGGTGTAATACGATTGCAAACAGCAGGCGACTTCGATGATTACCTCCAATACTCAACGGTAGCCAACGTCCCGACGATCACTGCAATCGGCGGCTCGGTCATAGATTTTCCCGGCATGAACTTTACTGGCATTGATGAGATAACGGCAAATGGGTATCGTTTTAATTCGTCAGGAAATGCGGTTATAACATACGATTCAATTGGTGGGGTTGCTTTTTTCGATACTGCCATCGTTAATGACGGTTCTTCTTATACGTTTTTTATCAGCGATTCTTTCGCAACATTAAAGTTTGCAATGGCAGACTTCGGAACCAACGAAATTTCTGACGGTCAGATGAACGGTGACTGGGATTTCAATGGTGGCAATTTCACTGAGGTGGGCAACATCACCGGCACTGACCTTGATATATCCGCAGGGACGGGGGATTATACTTCAACAGGAACCTTAGTTATAACCAGCACCGCCGCAAATTTAGAGCGTTTACGAACAGCAGCAATTACACCTATCAATCCTGCAATGTTTGAGATAGTCACTAATGCCGCCAATCCACTAAATACCGGTGCGTTCGCAGGAATAACCAGCCAAGTGTTTACGGATGTCAATAACGAAGATAATCCAATATCGGCGGGTGCGGTCATTAGGATTCTATCCGAAGGGACCAACATATTTAATAGGGTCTATGTGGGAATATTTGGTAATGCAGATGTGACTATTGACAATTCAACCCCGGACAGTTCGTTTGACGGTCAAACATTAACAATTCAAGGATTACAATTTACGGCGGTTAATAAGGGTGATTACATTCCTACAGTGTTTGAATTTATCGACGCAACAGTCACAACAACGGGTGCTCAACTAACAAACACTCTTGGGTTTGATGGCAAGGAAATCGGTGGAACGGCAATAGGCGTTAGTCATGGAGTAAACATACAAAGTAATATTGATGGCAATTACAGTACTACCAATTCGACCGGTGGCAATATGTATGGTGTCAAGGTTACTATAACCGACCTTCTTGACGACATAGCCAATAACCAGACTATCGACAGTTACGGTTTACATTTGACCTGTCCGCCGGATAACACCCTTGGCAGCGGTGGGACTCTCAAGAGCGTCGGCGTCTTCAATGCTAACGATGTTGACAATATGATCAACGGAAGACTTCGGGTAGGTGATACAACTGCACCGACAAACGAGTTAGAAGTTAATGGTGTCACTGATCTTGGTGACGGTGGTACTTCAACTTATATGCGAACCGAACAGGATGCAGATACCTTTTGGGTTGGTGCTGGAACTGGTTTGCCTTACGGCCACATGTTTGTAGATGGGACACAATCAATAATAGTTGCCCTTACACTCAACACACCAGCGGAGGTAGAAGATGATGGGACTACTTCGGCGGAAGATGGCTGGTTAGAGGGCGATCAGAATTTAATTACATTTCCAACAGGTGGCACACAGCATTATATCTCTGTAACCAAACCAGGAGTGTATCACATTACGTGGAATTTAAGTTTTAAGATGGTTACGGGTGCGGCGAATACGCAAATACACGCAGGGCTTACAATTAACAGTACCACTTTTAGAGCCGATAGGTGTGAAGCTCATAGAACTATCAGCAACAATACAGATACCGGTAATATGGGTGGGACTTGCACGATAGACTTACCTAATGGAACCGAACAGTTAAGTCTCTGGATGGAGAACACGACAAACAATAACGATGCAGAAGTATTTCATGGAAGTTTAACGGCGATAATGGTAGGCGGAACTTAATTTAGAAAGGTGAAATTATGAAAAAGACACTGATAATCTTAGTAATTGTACTGGCAGCTATACCAATTATTCGTTTGGTAAAGGCAGACCCCGGAGATGTTGTCCTGACGATCACCATTCGTGCGGCGGATGTGCAAATCGCAAAGGCTGGCATACTGCGAGAGCATCCGGTTCCAATGATGGATGACCCAATGGCAGACCCCAACAGTGTACCCAGGCCAAAGGTGCAGCAATACACTGATAAGCAATGGATAACAAAACTTGCAAGAGATTATCTGATTAGAGAGTTTCGATCAGGCATGACAAAGCTAAGAGCAGATGCGGCAAACGATGGCAGTCCAATAAACTAAAGACGGTGATTAAATGAAAACCCTGAAATACATTTTATTATTTTTGATCGTGTCGACCGCGGCTTTCGCAGCCGATGAGGTCCGCGCCCCGTACCTTACCGGAGAAACTCTTTTTTTTGTCAGGTACGCAGCCAACGGCGATGTCTTTTTGTCCGATGGCTCCGCCTCTGAAACATGGGGCACGGCTGGCCGCGGAGCCGATGACTACGACGTCGCGATGACCGAGCGGAAAACCGGATCCGGAGCGAGCGGCAATTACGTCGGCAGCTTCGACACGGTCCCGAACATCGGAGCCGGCGTTTACGATTTCGATATTTTCCTTCAGGCCGGCGGATCCCCCGCAGACAGCGATGGCCCGGCATTATTCTGGGGTGAGATGCCCTGGACCGGTACCGCCGAGGATCCCGCAGCGACCCAAGGCGATATCGTCGACGCCCACACAGCAACCGATGGCAAGATCGATACAACCGATGCCCTGATAACCAGCTCCCACTCGACCACCGATGGCAAGATAGATACCACCGACGCCCTAATCACCAGCTCGCATTCGGCAACTGATGCCCTGATAACAGCCATAGACACGGTAGTCGACGCCATCAAGGCGGTCACGGACCTGCTGCCGGACTCCGGAGCTTTGACATCACTTGCGACATTGGCTAACCAGACATGGATGAAAAACTTTTTAGAAGCCGACACCTTCACCGACACGACGACAACGCCATGGCGAGAGATCGTAAGGCTAAAGGGCACCACCACGCCCATTACAGTAAAAGAATTATTTGAAACCGACGGCGACGATATAGTCGCAGAAAACCAGCGAATAGGACGGATCACGGAGCCCGCACCATAATGCCAGGACCAGGACTTAGCACATGGGGCGGTTTCGGCCCCAACGGAGTACCGGCAACGCAGCCGGTGATCGTAGCGGTCGCCGATGGCACTACCGTCACGATCACGATCGACGGCGACGATGGCGTCACCAACCAGCTCATGTACGCCGCCTCCGCCGACGCCGACTGGACCAACGGAGGTCAGCACGTCGGCGACGGTGACATCGTGATCGAAGATCTGGTCCGCGGGACAACTTACATTTTCAGTGCCTACTCGATATCCGCCGACTCGATCGTTTCTCTATTTGCAAAGCCTGCGATCATCACGATCGCCATGCCCGATGCCGACAATATTTTCGACATCGAGGACCGAGCCGGTGCTGAGGCCCTTTTGCAAACCGAAGGTCAGGAGATCCTTTATCATCCCGGCGGCGGCAGCGACCAACGTGCGATCGATGCGATAGTGTTATACGGACCGGTCCAGGACAGGCCCGGCGGCATCGCTCCGGTCATCGGGTTAATGACCCGCAACTCGGCAACCCGCGGGATATCGAGCACAGAGTTCGACCGCGGTTTGGACGAGGTCACGATAGCGACCAACATCGATGAGGATCCGATCCGCAGACCGTTAGTATCGATGGACGACCAGACCAAGGGCATGATCACCCTGGAGGTAAACTGATGAGCATATTCGACGGATTAGATAATCAAGGTGCCGAGGCACTAATGGCCGTCCACGGTGAACCGGTCACATATTACCCGCAGGCCGGCGGATCCAGATCGATCACCGCCATAGTCGACCGCGATCAGATCCAGAGTGTCCCCGGCGGCAGCAGTCCCGCAGCCCGGATCATGGTTCGCAACGATGTGACGTTAGGCATCACAAGTGCCGAGTTCGACCGTGGCGGCGACCGAATAGGTTTCCCCATAAACATAGGCGGGGCAGCGGATATCCGCCCGGCAAAACAAATGCCCGCCCAAACCGCCGGCATGATAGTACTGGAGGTTTTCTAATGGCCGGTTTGGTTGACATAAAATTTCCCGAGCGTCAGCTCAAAAACATCGAAAAGCAGCTCGGCGGTTTCAAGAGCAAGCTGCCCCGGGTGATGAGCCGATCGATCAATAAGGTTTCGGTTTCGGCCAGGGCAGATTCCAGCCGGCAGATCGCAGGCCAGATCAAGGTAAAGGTAACCACCGCCAAAAAGGGCATGACCTTAGTGAGGGCAACCTTTGCGAGGTGGTCGTCGACGATCACCCTCACCGCCCGCCGGATCCCTTTGATCGAGTTCGCGGCTAAGGAACTAAAAAAACGCGGTGTAACCTACCGGGTAAAAAAGACAGGCAAAAGAGAGCGGGTCCCCCGTGCCTTTATCCGGGTGATGTCCAGCGGCCATCGAGGCGTTTTCAAACGCAAACAAAAGACTCGCAACTCCGATGACCTCGTCGCCCACAAACCCATCGTCGAGCTGCGGGGACCATCGCTCAAACAGGTTTTCAAAGACAGCCCCGCCATCGTCAGGTCCGTCCTGGCAAAGGCTCTTTCGGGATTGGAAAGAGAACTCGACCGCCAGGTTAAATTGATTTTAGGAAAGATATAAAATGTCAACGCCAATATTAGAAAGCATTGCAGTCGATATCGAGGCAGCGGTAAACGCCATCACCGTCGCTAACGGTTTCAACTACACCCTCACCGCGATAAGGCCCAAGACGATCACTTACAAGGTAACGCCTAACTATGATAAGGTTGTCGTCATAAAGCAGGGCACCCGGTCGCCGATCGGCTCGGCCTCGCTGGTCCTAAGTTGGGAGCAAATATTCGAGCTGACCTGCTGGGTAACAGAATCCGAGATCGCGGTGACCTCGATCGAGACCAAGACAAACCAGATCGTCGCCGACATCGAAAAGAAACTCAAAGAAGATGTCCAGCGGGGCGACAATGCCTACAACACTCGCCTGCTCGGAGCCGATCCGCTCGAAGATGAAGCTGGCACCGGCGCCATAGTCACCGTCGCCGTCGATTACAAAGTCTCGGAAACCGACCCATATACAAAAGGATAAACAGAAATTTTTTGAAAGGATATATCGATGAGTTTATTAACAGACAAATTCGCAATGAAAGTAAAGGCAGAGGTAACCAAGGGGTTGCAGCTCGCAGCCGATGAGGCGATCTATGTCGAGGACCTTGTGATCAACCCGACCCTTGAAATGACGCCAAGGTCAGGAGGCGGGGCAAGCCTTGCCCCCAACCAGGGCGATATCCCCGGCCCCCAGATCGGCGAGTGCACCTTTACCGCCGAGATGAAAGGCAACGGATCCACCGGTTTCGACACCGCCGTCGCTACTCTTTTGCAGGCCTGCGGCCTGCTGCAAACGTCTCTGGTATACAACAACCACTCGACGATCGCCGCCCAGAAAACCATCACGATCGACGTCTGGCAAGATGGCAAAAAGAAAGGGCTAACCGGCGCCATGGGCAACGCGATCATCGTCGGCGTTTCCGGCGAGCGGGTCCTGATAAACTTTAGCTTTATCGGAGCATGGGTCGCCCCCACCGATGAGGCGATCCCCGCATTCGCCCCCGGAGTCGAATCGCCGATGCGATGGGACACGGGCGCATTCACTGTCGGCGGCGTAGCGTCCAAGACGGCCAACCACTCGCTGGATATCGGCGCCAACGTCGTCATGCGAATGGATGCCGGCCTGATCGCCGGAACCAACTTCCACGCGGTCATCACCAGGTATCGACCGATCATCACCCTCGACCCGGAAGATGTCCTGATCGCGGTCAACGACCTGGAGGGCAACCTGCTATCCGGAGCGACCGCGGCGATCTCTATGGTCCCGCAGTCGGCGGATGTCAAATGTACGATCGCCCTGGCCCTGGTCCAGCTCATTGAGCTAACCGGAGCCGATCGCGACGGTCTAAAGACAAACGATTACACCGGCCTCTGCCTGGACTCGCTCACCCCCGGCAACGATGCGGTGATAATGACAACGGCAGCGGTTTAATAGTCGTTGGTATTTAGATGATAGTTTTTAGTTAAGGACATAAAAATGAAAAAAGAAAGAAAGATCGAACTTGTAAGGGCCAACCACGGCGGGATAGTCGGTGCGACCGATGGCCAGGTACTGATGATGGCAAACAGCCTGCCCGCCGGGACTCTTGAAAAATATGAAAAAAGTGAAAGTAAAGAAAAGGTGAAACCAAATGTCAGTAGTTAGCGACCCAACCGGAAAGTACCCGTATATTTTGGAGTCCGATCGAGAAAAGGATCTGGAACAATGTCCCATTTTCTTTCTGCAGATATGGACATTCAGAGAGTATCGCGCCCAGCTGGAAACGATCACGGCCCTTAGTGATGGATCCGGCAACGATGAGGTGTTCGACGCGGCAATTTCGCTGATCGGATCGAGTCTTGTCAACTGGAAGAACCTCCGAAATCGCTCCGGTGATCTCGTTCCGTTCAACGCGGCAGTGAAGGACCCGATCGTAGACATGGTCAACGTTAACGAGCTGATGGAGCTTGCCTTTGCGGTGGTCAACCAGGAGCCTGATGCCGAGACTAAAAAAAAATTATCCTCGCCATCGCCATCGGAGCCGGCGGATGCAGACAAACAAACTGTCGAGGACTCCCAAACTGCCGACGGCCAGTAAATGAGGTCGAGCACCTTGAGATCGAGTGCACATATTGCGGCGGCTCGGCAGATGGATGCGACAAGTGCAGTTGGGGCCGAATGAAAATAACGCGGTGTCCGCTCCTGGACATGACAGGCGACATCGCAGAGTTGATCGCAGATACAGATCTGTTTTATCAGGGCCTGCCGCCGGTAGCCGGTGGCACCCTGGACCAGTCGGCCAGGTTCATAAAGGCCGCCCGGTACATAAAGCAAAAGCAAAATGAAATGTTAAACGAGATACAAAGCCATGGCTAAACGAAACGTCGACATAGCGATCAGGGCAAGGGACCGAGCCAGTAAAAAGTTCAAGAAAATATCCCGCGCCACCGGCGGTATGACCAGAGCTTTCAAGGGGGCGGCGGCAGCGGCGGCAGCTTTTTTCAGTGCCCGTGCCTTGACTCGTTTTACCAAGAGTGTCATCCAGGCAGCCAGTGACACCGAAGAGATCAACAGTAAATTTAGTGCAGTTTTCAAAGAACTAACAGAGCAGGCCGATGCGTGGGCGATTTCCTTTGCCGAAAGCGTCGGTCGCTCCAACCTGGAGATCAAGACATTTCTGGCAACGCTCCAGGACACATTCGTCCCCCTCGGTTTCGCCCGCGACAAAGCCAAAGAGATGTCCGAGACGATGACGAAACTTGCCGTCGATATCGCAAGTTTTAATAACAAAGCCGATGCCGATGTCATCCGGGACCTGCAGTCGGCCATCGTCGGCAATACCGAAACCGTCCGCAAGTACGGTGTGATCATCACCCAGGTAACACTCGGCCAGGAGCTGCTAAACTCCGGGATGGCAAAGAACGTAAAGAGCGCGACAGAGGCCCAAAAGTCACAGGCCCGCCTCAACATAATTCAGAGGAGCACCACCGACGCCCAGGGCGATGCGATACGAACCGCAGCCGGTTACGCCAACCAGGTCAAGAGATTGCAGGCAAACCTGACAAATCTAAGGGTAACGATCGGAAACAAGATACTCCCAGCGGTCAACAGATTCACCACGTCGATAAACGAAAACTTCGACGTCGTCAGCAAATGGAGTGTCCGGACGGTAGACTTTGTCATAAAAGTAAAGAACGCCATCGGCGGCCAGCTCGGCCCTGTTTTCAAAAGGTCGGCAGCGGGGATTAAAGATTGGGCCAAAGACAACAGAGAGAACATCGGCACCTGGGCCCAGAAGTCAGTCGACTTCGTGGTCAACGTAAAGAATTCGCTGGTCGATTTCGCAAAGTTTATGAAAACAGATTTCACCGCATCGATGCGACTCGTCTGGGATAACTTCTTAATCCTCATGAAGGCAGCTTTCGACTCTGCGGTCATCCTCGCAGCGGATGGAGGCAGGAGGGCCGGCGAGGCTTTCAACGATGGCCTCCTCGGCAAGGAGCCAAGCACACCAGCACAGATCGAAGCCTTTGAGGCGGCCGGCGGTGAAACGTTCGATCTTGAACAAACCGTAAGAAAAACCGGCGGCGCTTTTAGGGGTGGGCTGCTTAATCCAAACGTAAGGCGGAGGGGCGAGGAGGAGTTTCAAAGAGTTAGTGGGCTTCCGGGAGCGGGCACCGCGGGCAAATTTGTAAGAAGAGAGGATCTGGGAAGATTCAGAGAGGCCCGACCGCCCGATATAGGCCCATCGGCATTTGTTCAGGCACGCGGGATTTTCAACCAAGCGTTTAGTGATATTCGAAACAATACCACGACAGCTCAACTTGCCAGTGGTATCGGGCAGGACCGGCAGACACTAAGGTCCCAGTTCCGGGCGGTTCCGGAAAGTCAGCGGACCGAGGCGCTGCTGCAACAAATACTGGCAGCGTTGGAGCGTCAGAATTTAAACGTCCCCGGAACCGGCGGGGTTACTTTGAGACTATCGACAGCGCAAGGATAAAATTATGCCAGTGAATGCAGTTACATATCAGCTCGATCACAACGGCGTCGACCAGGCAGCCGATGACCTCGATTCAAGGGGCTCGGTCGAGCAGTTCGCCGTCGATTTTTCCGACACCCCCGCAGAGGCCCGCAATCGGAAATTCATAGCACTGGCCCATCCGGATATCCCGCAGGGTTTAGAGTCGCACCCATTCGATCCCTGGACTTATGTCACCGCACGCAGAGCCGATCCCCACGGCGGACCCCTGACATGGATGGTGACGATCACTTACACATCGATCGACGCTCCTTTGGAACAGGAGCCCGAGGAGGAATGGCTCTTCGCCGCCAGCCGCGAACCGATACAGCGGTCCAAGTTGGCCGGTGTTTTCAAAGGGACAGAATTTACCGCCAACCCGAACCCCGTAGACATCCCGATCGCCAACTCTGCAAACGAGGCAGCCGATCCCGAGGTGCTCAAGGACTTCGACGACATAGTATATCGCCACGTCCGCAACGAGGAGGTTTTCAGCACGGCAAACGCCGTGCAATTCAAGAACGCCATTAACTCGGCAATATGGAAAGAGTTTGCCGTCGGCACGGTCAAGCTGAAAGTTTTCTCGGCGGTCAAACTAAAGGCCGCCCAGCTTACCTATTGGCGGGTGACATATGAGTTCCACATCCGCGATGTCGGCTGGACAGAGATCCGTCCCAACGTCGGCTTTAGGACCATAAAGCTCGATGCCCCGGACGGCAATCCTGATCTGGACGCAGAGGGACGTCTGCAGTACGAGACGATCAAAGATAAAGATGGAAACGCCCTGACCCAGCCGGTAGAGCTCGATGAAAAAAGCCAGGTCCTGCCGAATGGTTTTGACAAGATAGCCAACGCATGGCAGCATAACGAATCCGAGGATCTAAACACCCTCGGCATTGCAATGACAGTTTAATTTAAGGAAAATGTACCATGAAAAAGCAAACAATTTTCGCGATAATTTTAGTGACACTCTTTACAGCCCTTTGCCCTGCGGTAACCATTCGCTGGCTCGGCACCGCAACCGCCGTCGCCCAGGTCGATTCGATGACTGTCGGTGGCACGGTAGAGACGACCGACATCTTCACCCTCACCGCCACCGGCCTCGACGGCACCACCTTTGCGATCAGCTACACGGCAGCGGCAGGGACCACCACAGACGTGACAGCGGGATTAACGAGCCTCTGGAATAGCTCGGTGAACTCGCTGATGACCCCGATCACAGCCACCGACAACGATCCCGTAGTCACCCTCACAGCCGACACAGCCGGTGATGCCTTTTCCGTAGCGGCTACCGAGGCCGATGGCGGTGGAAACGATACCCAGACCTTTATCCGGTCAGCGGTAACGGCAAGCGCAGGACCCAAGCACTGGGACTCGGCCGCCAACTGGTCAACCGGTGCGGTCCCCGATGGCGCCCACGATGTATTCGTCGAGGACTTTTCAGGCGACATCCTTTTCGGCCTCGATCAGTCGGCCATTACAACCCTGACCACATTGACTATCGGAAAAAGTTTCACGGGCAAGATAGGATCCAACGGCTCAGCCGGCATCGCTGCGGACTATTTACAGATCAAAGCGACCAACGTAAATATCGGCAGGCACCTTGGCCCCGGCTCCCCCGCAGGATCCGGACGGATAAAGCTGGACACCGGCGCCACCGCATCGACCATCACTGTCGACGGTACCGCCACCGCCAGCGACACCGGCAAGCCCTCGCTCCGGCTAAAGACCGCATCGTCCAGCTCAAACCTTTACGTCAACAAAGGATCCGTCGGTTTGGCTCACGAGGCGGGCGAAACCTCGACGATCGGCACCGTCCGGGTAGGATTCCTGACAAACGTGTCCAGTGACTCGGATCTGTTTCTCGGCGATGGCGTCACATTCGCCGGAACCAACACTTTAGATATCACCGGCGGCGACGTATCTTTAAGGTCGGCGGTTACGACAGTAACGATCTCCGGCGGCTCGCTGGTAAAGACCAACTCTGGAGCGATCACAACGCTCAACGCAGCCGGCGGCTCGGTCAGCACCTGGGATAGCGGTACGATCACCACACTCAACGCATCCGGGTCAAGGATAGACAGCAACTCAACCGGCACGATCGCAACGTTAACGATCACAGGCGGCACCGTGGACTTCACCAAGAGCCCCGCGGCCCGAACGGTCAGCGATGCAACCCTCGATTCCGGCGGCACCCTGAAATACGATCCGTCGATAGTGACCATGACCGCCCAGGTAGACTCGGCCAGTGCTGTGACGTTAACAGCCACAAATTAAGGGCACTCATGCAAAACGTCGTCCTAAGCGAAGCCGAATACAGAAACTTCAAGACGATCGAGAAATCGTTCAAAGATGGATTCCCCCAATTCCGCCAACCCCAGCGAAGACGAGGCGCAGCATCCGGCGGCGGAAGCGGAGGCGGCAGCATTCGCCGGGCAAAGCTAACGGCAAGCGCGGCAGATACAAACACGATCACCGGCTCGCTCTTAAACGAAACGACAGGGATCGCGGCCACTGAGGGGGAGGAGTTCGAGGCGACCCTCAACGCTGACATCATCGGGACAAATCAGCGGTTGGATTTTGCCGTCCCCCGTTTAGTGATTGACGACATCGTCCCGGTTTACCAGCACGTCGGATCTGATGGACTACCGCAGTGGTACATCGCAACGCTGTTCATGTCATCGAGGACCTACACAGTTGAGGTACCGTAATGGCAAGGCTTAGAACTGATGTCCCGATATTGGTTGACGAAAACGGAGATGTCGCGGTTTCCGCAGGCAAGCTCGGCATTCAAGGCGATTCGTCGGCCCCAGGGCTAATAGCCATCACCGCAGGGGTATACGAAGAAAATGGCAACATGCGTTTTCGCTGGTCCGGGATACGGGATTGGGGGGGGATTGTTTTTGATAACATCGGCAATGTATATATATCGACCGGCATCGCAGCGGTCACTCCGTTTACACCTGACAGAATAGACAAACTCGACAGATGGGGCCGAAATATATGGTCAGGCACCACTATGGCGACCACCCCTCCTGACTGGACAACCAACGGTGGATCAAATTGGATAACCCTTGACCGCGCAGGTGACCTGCTACTCTGTGGCAGGCCGTGGAAAGGTGTCAGTGGTAGCATTTCCGATATGTGGAAGATCAGCGGCGAAACCGGAGAGATTATTTGGTCCCAACTCACCACGATGGCACCGGCTAACGGGCTGAAACAGATCGCAACGGACAGCGAAAACAATATCATTGTTGTAGGGTCGGGGCAGAATTCTACGGACAACGCAATTATTCAAAAATATGACAGCAACGGGCAACTTTTATGGACCCGCACCGGCCCGCCGCCATTTAAGATATCGTCGATATTCCTTTGTCCGGTGTCGAATGCCTGTTGTGTCGATAAAGAGGATAATATTTATATTTCCGTCGAGCACACTTACTACAACGACCCCTTTGTGGTGCCATCCTCTGGACTCGTCCCGCCAGAAGATAATATTATCGCAATTAAATTCGACAAGTTTGGCAATGAACTATATAACGTACATCCGCCTGCGGGGTTTCTGGCGAGTTTTCCACTTCGAGATATATATAGAGGCAAAGGTGTCGTATGTAATACAGCCGGTGATCTTGTAATGGCATTCTTTACACAAAGTGGTGGAGTTGAACCAGAAACCCGAGGGTTATTTGCTGATGACCAAAATGGCAATCCCCTTTGGGAGTCGACTCCATTCGACACAAACGGTCAGCCGCCGACAAGACTAAACGCCGATTCATCTGGGAATATTTTTTGTATAACGCCAAACTCGAACCTGCTTTATATTGATGGCAATAACGGTACGGTTCTAACAGACTATCCATTCCCAGGCGATTTCCCAGCCAACCCCGCGGTGGTTGCGATATCTCGACCGGACGCACTGATAGGGCCTGTCACATCCGGTCGGAGCAACCTGTTCGACAGCGGCTATTATCTCAACCATGACATACAGGACCGGTTCTCGCTACCGATATCTTCTGGTGACGAAGTGCAGGGTCCAGGTAATTCCAACCAAGACGACGACAGTGAGATCAATATTGCAGAAGGGATATTCCGAGCGATTGAGGATATTGACGGCTCATCCTTAATCCACGATGAGACCAATTCGGTGGACATATACGACAAGTTAACATCGTCGGCAATAAAACCGGCTCCAAGCTGGCGTGGGCTCGGCCCCGCATCCAACCCGAACCCTTACACAGTAGGTAACCGAGTTTTTCACACCACTGTTTTTTATAGATGTATTCTGGATCACTCGCCGCCTCATGAACCGGGTGTCGACGCCAACTGGATGGACTTCTGGGAGATAACCGGACCACCTACACAACCATTTGACAGCATCGATGGTTTTGGAGGCAAGGGTTTTAATGATCCACTCGACCCGGACAATACAACTCCCCAGTTTTACACGGCAGCGTTTCATGGGATATTAAATCAGCTCGGCGACGATCACACACTCAATGGGGTTTACCAATGCGGCAAGATCTACGGTGGCAGCGATAGTGTATGGCGTCATCTGAAATA